GATGTTCTTAGGAAATGATACGTTAGGGTGATCCTTGCGTAAGTCTCCGAATGTGTATGGGAACTTTACTACTGTTCCACCGTTTATTTTAGCATACATGTTGTGTTCTCCTTGTTATGCTATGTGTTATGCGATTGCATAGAAGATGTAAGTTACACCACTAGCATTGTAGTTGCCTAGATTGTTAGTAATGTTAAACCCTCCTGAGTAAGGGTCTATAAAGTCCAAGTCTGTATCTGCCGCAACGTTACTGTCTAAATAAAGTGTTGAATCATCACCAGCTACAATACCTCTTTCTGTATCCCAAACAGCCCACTGACCAGTAGTAGAAGCCGCCTTGACAATAACAAATCTAGCACCACTGCTAAAACCACATTCAATGTTTTGATTTGTGCCATTCCCCGTATATGACCCACACTTACTTATACCATCTAGGCTTGCGAATAGGTAGGCTATGTAATTATAGTTACCGCTGTTTACCTCTTCACTATTACCAACAACAAAAGTGGTATCTGTAGGATCACTAGGGTAACGAGAATCAGAATGATTTACTGCATCGGTGCTATTTATTTCCATAAACGGAGCCACCCCACCGCTTGGGGTTAGGTCTTTATGGTATACGTTCCAGCTACGAGTAAAGTCTCTAGCCTTCACCCATATCATCTCAGGTGCAACACCAAGGTTATGAGTTATGCTTCGGCCCTGAGTGTTATTCCCCTTGTAAGTAACGACATCACAGAACTGAGGCGCTCTTTTCCACATCCAAGAGTAAAGACTAGCATTTGTGCCAACAGTAGCTTTATAGCCGTTCATATAGTCAAACAATGCCTCAGAGTTAGCAGCTTCCACAGCGGTAGTATTTGGCTTTAGGAATTGACCTTGAATTAACCTTGCCATATTCTGCCAATCATCCACAGAGGCAGCGTTTTTACGAAGAGCAAAATCAACAATACCAGACGAAGACCGATACCCCGGCTCGACTCCCGTGCCAGTGCTGTTTCTGGTATCTATATCAAACACATCAGTCGCACTCTCAGGCACAGCCATAGGGCCACGGCGAATGGCTATGTAGATGTAGGTTGCATTTGGTGGATACGTTAAGGTGTCATAGGTTTTAAAGCCTGTTGAAGTAACGCCAACTGAACCCAAGGTGCCTTCACTATTGGTAAGATTAGCTCTCAGCACCTTTGCGCCATTAGTAGTATTTGGGAAACCTCGCATAGTATCAAACATATCCCAATTACCTGTTGAGTCTGTTCTTTTAGTTAAAACAAAAGAAGGCTCAAATCCTAAGTCTACGTCAAATTCTGCGCTTGAACTTGTTGTGAAAGTCCCACACTTGATAATATCAGCATCACCATCAGGGCCGAACTCACCGTCACCATCGTTGTGGGCGAATAGGTACATAACATATTCTACAGTACCAGTAAGTGCTGTAAGTGTAACACTACTACTAGACACGCTTGAAAAGTGATTATTTGGGGTGTCTACACGATACCCAAGTTGTGCGCTTGTGGTGTTTAATTGAAGCATGGAATTATTTCCAGTGCCTAGCGATCTATGATATACCCACCAGTTACCTGTACCGCTAGTCGGTTTCAGAAATATCGTGCCTACCTCAGAAGAAAGATTGTGAGATATTACGTTATCCGAACTTGTAGCGGTAAATGTTTGCACATCAAAGAACTTAGGGGCTTTGCGGAATGTCCAAGAGGCGTATGTATGTGGAGACCCATTTATGTTGCCGTTTGTCCCTACAGTAAAACCATTTGAATTAAAAGAAGATAGCCCAGTTGACTGAGTAAGTTCAGCGGCAGTAGACTGAGACTGCAATAACTTCAAAGCTCCACGTTCTGTATCATATAAAACATGCTCTACAGTAGTTGATCTAGCTTTCACCCAAACCAACCCACCTTCGCCAGCTAAGTCAACCTCATTATCTATTGCCGTGGAGGTGTCGTTACCAGTATACAAATAAGTGCTGAACACATCTTCTACGTTCAGGGCATCATCACCTGCACCAGCCGCAGCTTGGACGATCTTTTTTGAGTTAGCCATTACTTACCCCAGTGCTTGACCTGCCGTGAACCCATACCATGTAGTACCGCCATCGTGTGTAATGAAGACGAAATAATCGACGGCACTTGCTGTTGCTGTCAATGTCGGAGCTGTCGCGTTCGGCCAGTCTACTGCGGCTGGCCAAGTTACAACGAACCCCGATGCCGATGCATCCTGTACAATTTTCAGCGTAAAGCTAGATGCCTCACCTGAAGAAACTGGGTTACTAAATGTGAATGTTGTGTTCTCAGTCAGGGTATGACTGAAGTTTGTGGCGTTGTTCAAGTTTACCGTGGTGGCGTTACTTGTAGACGTTACTGCCTCATATTCTTCAGTGATACCCTTGTTGAAGGATGCTTTATTACCAGACAGTGTCAGCAGGGTTGTACCATCCGCCTGAAGGCCAAGGTCACCTGACGAATCGCCTGTTACTATTGCACCTCCGGTGGATGTGTCTGCGTTAACTGTCGTAGTCATACTGTTTCTCCTTTAGTTCAATTGAACTATTATGGCTTTGTAGGCCAGTCGCCGTCAGCTAGATTAGGCCAGTTGCTATGTGTAGTTATATCACGAAGTGCCTGACGGTAGGTAGTCATTTCAGCACTCATAGTCATATCTGACATGCCCCAGAAATCTGTTTCGGCTAGAAGGCCATTACGCTTAACGCGGTTGGATGCCGCTACGTTGTCATCATACTCTTGGGTTTCTTCTGCTGTCTTGGCAGTTGTTGTCCACCCTAGTGTCCATGTGCTGCCGCTACCTGTCGGTGTTGCGTTCTGCGCCACGGTCTGTGTGCGATCATCGATGCTTGGCTGATCGTCAATCGTTACAGGATAAACATCATATGCTGCAAGCATCTCGTCTGATACTTGACGAGGGAAAGATGTCTGAGGATTATCGCGGCGTAATTGTCCCACTGAATAGGGGAACGTGTCTACTGAACCGCTTGTGATTTTGACATACATTTAAGGTCTCCTTTATATGTCGGTTAGGATTTTTCGTACAAGGTGATTGTCCCACTTGCAGAAGCAGAACTTGCGCTCAAATTTGACCAACTTCTAGTTGCGCTACTTGCAGACCAAGTTGTTCCACTTAAAGCTATATTGCCAGATGTATTACTTCCGTAAGTGCTAGTATCAGTTGCGTAAGTAAACGAGCCATACGTACCTTGACCGCTGCCATCTTTTGGAACTTTTAAGAGTACACTATTCCCAAAGTTAATGGCTTTTGCAGAGAAATAAATAAAGTCTCCATACTGAGCAAAACCATTCTCGTTACTCGCTAAGTTGCTTGTCCCTGAAAGTTTATTCTGCCACTGCAAGCCACCACTGCTAGTGTGCTTTGTAAAATATACAACATTATCAGCAGAGGGCCATGCGCAATAAAGCCTGTTTTCATCATTATCCATTCTTAATAGAGGATAAGTATAAGCGTTTGGAATGGCATACCTGTACCTATATGTCATGTTACCACTGCTGGCATTGTTCCACATTAAAATAGGCTTGTCGTTATTGTGCTGAACGCCAATGAAAAGAGTCCCATTATCAGACCAAGCACAGCTATAAGGCCGTACATCTCCAGAAACTCCAGAGGCTTCAAAAGTTTTGGCCCAACTTAGATTTCCACTTGTATCATGTTTTCGGACAACAACTCTATCAGGACTGCTGTTCCAAGTAGCAACTGAATAACTATTCCCACTTGTGTCATAGTCTATGCCGCCACAGGCTCCTGAAGTACCTAAATATCTTGCAAACTGAACTGTTGGTGGTGAGCCAGTAAAGTACACCATCTCAAAACCGCCAGTACCTGCGTAGTTAAGATACCCCCTATTGTTAGCTGCGTCCCACTTGAAAGAGTCTATGCCAGAAGAAGCAAAAGACCTACCTAACTGCCTAGACCAGTTAATACTACCTGACGGACTTATTGAAGTTATAAATGCATCACGAGCGCATACAACTATACAGTTTTGACTGGAATCAACTTGAGCAAATGTTCTTTCGTTTGTTGCGCCCAAAGTCACATCTCTTTGCCAGTTAACATTTCCGTCGTGATCAAACTGAACAACAGAAAATGTGGAACCGCTTGTCCATCCAGTTTGATAAACGTAGTCCGCAGAAACGGCAACGCTGTCCATCTCATAGCCGCCTTGATTGTAGGCTAACCACGGTTGCTCACCACCCGCACCAGCAGCACCGTTTAGAAAGTATCTGGTAATATTACCCATGCTTTATCCCGCCGCGTCAATCGCCAGCGCACCGTACCATGTAGTGCCGCCGTCCCGTGTTGTGAAAACAAGTAT